CCTACCATAGAAAGGAGTCTTTGTAACTACCCCAACTCGTGTCTCGGTATAGATGTATCTACGAACTGCTGATCCTTTTCCGTCAGAGGATGCGACTAGTAAATGATTCATTCTAGCTGGTAGCTTCATGCGCCCGGACTTCCCAATAGAGATTGGAACCATCAAACAGTCCACTAATTCCTCAACCGGTTCGCCTTTGTCATCAATTTTATCAGTGGTTTTATACAACTCCAGTGGGTCGGCGTGGCCGCAAACAATAGAGTGTGTAGGTAGGTCAGCACACAATATCATTAAGTTTTCAGCCATTTGTTGTGGTGCCTGATAATCTCTCCATTCAAGGTTTTGATTTAACTTACCATTAAGTTCTTGGCAAAAGTTAGTTATAGCTCTGACTGCGTAGGTAAATGAGTCAACAACTAAAATAGTTTTGTCGGAAAAAGAACCGCTCCATTTTTCTAATTGCTTAATTGCAGTATTCCAAGCCATTGAAGTCCCTTCAATACCCAGCTTCTTAACAGTTCGTTTACCCTCGCGAGCTGACACAATACCAGTAGGTTCGAGGCATAGACAAATGTCATAGTTTTCTAAAAGAGCTTTATCGTGCTGCTCCTGGGTAATAACACCTTCTTTGCGAAAGCGGGCTAGGGTAGAGCGGATAACCTCTTCAGCCTTACCATCGAAGTCCAAGATGCGTAACTCATAACCCGGGTTATTCAGGTATCCGGGAATTCCAAGAGGTACTAACGAGGTGCTTTTACCTTCGCCACTATAGCCTAGATAAAGCATCTTGATTAACGAGGACTTGGCTTCCAGTGTTAGTTTCATTCGTCTAGCTCCTCGATGGCAAAATTAAAACTAATTGCTATTGCGTCCTCGCCGATAGCCAGTAATTCGCTTATGGTTGGCTGCTTTTGTGTTAGCACCAATGCGTTGTTAGGAATTTCTTGGTTATCTCCTGGGGACCAATTATCTACGATAGCGCCATCTTCGCAATAATAATCGCGAAGTGCCTCGGCTGCGCTAGTTTTTCCACAGCCCGGCGGGCCGTATATGACTACTACTGATTGTGGCATAAGGGGATTTACCTTGATTGTTTACGTTGTGCATATATTATCCGATTGACCGGCGGGGTGTCAATGCCGATCAATCGGCAATATGTTATTCTTCGTAAGTCTCTATAGCTGCTATCACCGCGCCGTCTATGCGGCTGGAGAAGAACGTGGGCTGGTTTTCGTCGGCGCATTGAAGGGTGTAAAGGCAAATGCTTAGCCAAAAGGAATAAGCGTTTGTCATTACCATTCCTAATTCTCTTGTTTAATCTGTGCCCCTTCCGATATTAACCAAGGGACAAGTTTTTTAGTAAAGCAGTCAGGGCAAAGGTCAATTTCGTAACTGGTTCCACTACCTCCTTCAGGGTAACTAGCCCCTTCTTTCTGGGATATAGTTATTTCAATCTCTGTTTCAGCAACAACGTACAGCGAGGAACACTAAAGCCTAACTTATAGCAGTTTTGGCTTGATAAGTACTATTGGTTCAGGAACAGTTCCAATCATCTCGAAATCTGCTGCATGAAAGTCAGAGTTGATGCCACCGTTGTAGATTAATCTCGGAGTGATGTGGGCAAGAGGTAATTTTATCGCTAGGAGCTGGTCTACAGTTTGCATATGGCTACTATGTTTATACAAGTGGGCATCTCCAAATGTCCACAGCATTTTATCAGGGATAGTATCTGTTTGCGCACAAAGCCAAAGTAAAAGTGCCCAGCTTTGAATCCAATTATGGGGAACACCTAGCAAGAAATCCGCCGAGCGCTGATAACTGTGCATTGAGACCAGGCCGGTTTCGGATACGAAAAACTGCGCGATTGTAGTATGACAACAGGCAGGAGTGCGCTCGTTATTGTTTATTTTTTTGATTATTGCCATATCTAGCGGGTTCCACGTAGTAATAACGTGTTCCCGGCTGAAAGGGTTAGAGCGCAAACCGTTTATTAGAGCAGTTATTTGGTCAAATTGGCTATCTGCACCGAGGAATTTTCTAAGCTGCTCCCCGTACCCAGCGAGATAACGGTTTTCGTTGTTCAGTTGCCCTTCCCACCAGTCAAGAAGATTGGCGGGGCATGTTGCGTCTCCCGATAAAAACCATTCCATTTCTTCAATGGCTTTGTGCCAAGCTGTCTTGCGAACGGTTACGAGAGGAGTTGAGTTAAATACGATTGTGGGAAGGGTAAAAGAACGAAACGTGCTACCGTTTCGGCATGGGACTCGTTGCCCGGTGGCCATAATAGATTTTAGTAGACTGCAATAGATCTCGTCTGTTTTAGTCACGACATTTATCTCGACCTGGTTGGATCCCAAATACGTCTTGTGAAATTGCCGTCTAAAAACACCTGGCGACGGGCGGGAGGTTTGGAGCAAATTTCTCTGTATACACAGCCTGAATATTTACTACATGACTCGGTGTTTTGGGGGAAGTAATTGTTTTTGCAAGCATCCATTGCTTGTTTGATCCAGTATTGCAAATCTATAATATATTCATTTACCTCTTCTAATGAATAAGGTACAATTTGTCGGGCAAATCGAGAAAAGTTAACACCAAGTTGTATCCCGTCAATAATAACTCCATGTGCGGCTGGGAGATCGCCAAGGGAGTTAGCAACTAAATGGCAGGCTGTAACATATAAAGCCATTTGCCCTGATGGTTTGAAATTATCAAAAAACTTCCCGTCAAGGGTGTACTTTGTTGTTTTATAGTCAAGTATAAAAGTTTCCCCTTGCCATTTAACTACTCGGTCAAGATGACCACAGATAAAAACTTCTAACCCCTGATAATCCATGAAGGGGAGCTGGAAATGGTATTCTACTGCTGGCTGGCCGTTAGGTTTAATAACAGTAACGGCCTTGTCATCCCAAAAAGTGTCTAAGTAACAAACAACAGTGCGTAACAGGGTTTCTTTGTTACGTGCCGTGTCGCCGGCGGGAAGAGTTTCGCCGAGGATTCCAGCTAAACGGACAGTGTTAACAAGAGCAGTGTGTTTGTTAGTGCCAGAAGCTAGGGTACGATGCCAAGATTCCAGGACGGAATGAAAGGCAACGCCAAAGGCAAGGGGGGGCGGCATAGAGCGGGGTTCGTAACCGAGTACGATTGAGTAATAGTATTTCTTCGCGCACGTTTTAAAAGTTCCAATACTTGTAGAGTCCCACGCCCATTGGACTCCGTTTTTAAATGCGGTATTTTCAGGTAAGGTAGTCATGTTATCTCCCGTTACAATTTAAGCCCTTCAAAACTCAAATCTTTGTTGGCGGGCTTTACTGCTACTTTGCTGGAAGGTACACGCTTTTTAGTTCCGGCAGCTTGTTCTTTGGACCAACGCTCTCGCTGGGTACGTAAAGCTTCTATTAGCTGAAGTATCTCGTCATCGGTCCATTCTTGGGCAGACTTACTTAGTAATTCGTTTAGGGTTTCCATTTTAGGCGGCCTTGGGTGGTAGGGGTGGTAGGAGTGGTAGGTCTTTGTAGAATTTGCGGTGCTGGTATTCCATTATTGCACGCCACTCTTGCTTCTTTTTTTCGCGTAATAGCTGGTTCGCCAGGCTTATTAACTCATGTTGGGTTAAGTCACCCACTGGCCCTGATAACACTTGGCCGTCGTCAAGTGTAATTTCATGTGGTAAAGTCATTGTTACTCCTTGTCTTTAAACACTTTAAGCACTACGTCCTCCGCTTCGCGTAAGTCGCGGGCGGAGGCTGTACGGCCTTGGGCCATTTGTTCTTGGCAGTAAATGCCAAATTGGTAAATTACTTGTCTAATGGCGTCGCTTCCACGGATGCCAGAAGGGGATAGGGCAAAGAACTCTAAAATTTTATCGTATGTTGGAGTGTGCAGTCTGATTGTCCTAGGCGCCACGTCGTTTAACTTTTTACGAGCCATTGTAGTAACCTATAGTTTAATTTCATTAAGTGATTTAGTAAAAGTTGCTTGCTGATTGTGCCCAAAGGCAGCAGCATACATGTCTCTTACTGCAAGTGCTTCATTAAGGTCATTATATAACCCACCATAAATAGTATTTCCATTATGCCTTAATCCCACTCTCCATTTATTATGGAGCTTACTCCATGATACTCCAAT